GCTCCGTCATCACAAGGAACCAACAGACATCCAGGAACTGTCTGAAACTTGCTCATCTCGAACGAGCTAGCAATAGAACCTGTAATGTCAGCATGATCGTGCACAGATGGAAATTCAATCAAAATCTGATCCTTTTCTTTCCCATTTTGGCCTATCACTGGACGAACCTTCAAATTGCGCGTTGGAATAACATGTCCTTGCGGCTTGGATTTGTTCCAGATGCGAACAGAAGAGTATTTATCCAAATATGGTTTCAAGTGTCCAGCTGTGATTGCAACCCGCCCACGCAAGAATGTCATTTTCATCCTCCCAACGGCAACTGCTCCGTCCAGAACATCGATGTTGTACATGTTGTTGAGTACTTTCTTGGACACAGCTAACGAATTGGGATCAGTCGCTCCTTCAGCCTTAAGTTCAGTGTGAACAATTTGCTTCTTCAGTGTGTTGACATCACCAGATTTCCCAAGTTCCACGGAAATTACATTGCGTTTACGTGTGGTAATATCTCCCGAAGATGCCAACTCAGTGCGAACCAAAGGTCTTTTTCTGGTGTTGATATCGCCAGAAGATGCCACCTCAACAGCCAATTTCACTGTGGAATCATTTGAATTCGTCAAAGCAAAAGCTTTTCTTTCTTCACACATCTCATAAAAGGACTTCAAGCTGTTAGCACACAATAGCGAATGAACATCACTTTCCTCCAAATCTAAACGCTTGAATGCCAGAATCCATCCATTGATCTGATTTTCGTAGATCACATAATCACCCAGATCGATTTCACATGAGTTCTTCTTACATTTCTGACAGATCTCATACTCATTAGCACTCTCATCGATGTAGTGAGTGTGAGTAAAAACTTCTCCACACAAAATGCATCGATGAGCATGCTTAACGCGCCTATTCCGCACAAGTTTGTGATGCTTGAAGTTGGTCAAAGTGATCTTCTCACGATTGAAATAAAATCCCAGCATTCCAATAACAGCGGGAATAATCATCAATCCAATGGCAATGTAGGGGTGTGCTTCAATCTTCTCCTTGATATATGCAATCCATTCCTTGGCTTTTTCAATGAAAATGTTCATTTGCCTTTTCAAGTTGCGCACAATAATCGTAGAATAAGACGAGGGTTTCACATCGACAACCATGCAAGCCAAGTTTGGAGCGAACAAATCAAATTGCGTGGTAAACCACCTGTGCATGATTTTGGAAGCATCAGGGACAAAAATCTCATCATAGTTCTCCAGAATATTCTTCATCATCTCAGGAATATCGATGGCACGATCAACTGGCATGTTAATCAATTCTTCGAATAAATCTGGGCTCAAGATATTTTGGAAGTCAAGGATGTTATCAAGAAATGCCATCAACAT